CAGGAGCTGGGTTACTCCAAGCAGGAAACGCACAAGGCTTTAGTTGAAGAATTGCTAGGGTATGACATTACAACTGGTTTGAATGGAAAAGAGGTTACAAGTTTGAAAGAAACCAAGAATATGAAAGTGGCTGAGTTCTCACGTTACTTAGAAGAGGTTGATAGATTATCAGCAGGGCTAGGCATTATGTTGCCTCACCCCGATGACCTGTATTGGAAAGCAATGGGAATTAAAGCACCATGATGCATTCAATGGATGAGTGTTTAGATAAGTTGAAAGCGATAAACAAGATGGCTATTCAAGGCGTGGTTAATTCTAAAGGAATTGAAGAAAAAACCCAGTTTGAGAGTATCGCATTTGAAATTAATTATTTGATAAATGAAACAATAAGTGAGGCGACAAAGGAGAAGGAAAAGTGAACCCAGAAAAACACAAACGCTATCGCCTGGACGATGGCACATTAATTAGCGCTTTAGAGTTATCTAAAAAATTCCCTGATATGTCGCTAAGAACAGCAAGGACTCGACTGTCTCTCTACACTGATCCCAAGAAAATATTTAAACCAAAACAGGTACGAAAAAATATACCCAGCCAGAAGAGCTACAAGCTCAGATGTATATATAGCCGAGGAATGTTCGATGAGATGCTGTGCCTAGTTTTAAAGATGAAAGGAAAAACAGAATGAAAAAAAATAAAGGTGGCAGGCCAACTAAATACAATGAAGAGATTCAGGCTAAAGCAGATGAATATTTAGAGAAATGGAAAGAGTTATTAGAGACTGTTCCTACAATAGCAGGACTCTCTTTATACATAGACACACCTAAGCAAACAATGTACGATTGGGGCAAGAAGTTCCCTGACTTTTCGTACACGTTAAGTAAAATACAGATAACACAAGAGCATACTCTAGTAAATAAAGGCTTGAATAATGAGATAAATTCTAACATTGGCAAGTTCATGATGTACAACCATGGCTACAAAGAAAAGACAGAGCAGGACTTAATGTCAAGCGATGGAAGTATGAAGCAGCCTACACAAATACAGTTAGTGGGCGTTAGAGCAGATGCCAAAGACAAAGACTAAAAAAGAGGAGGAGATACTTCAGGTTGATATTCCTGATAAGTTAGTTCCTATATTCGAGGGAAATGCTAGATACCGCATAGCGTTTGGAGGTAGGGGTTCAGGCAAGACCAGGACCTTTGCATTAATGACAGCAGTCAGAGGCTATCTGTGGGGTAAAGAAGGACGCTCAGGACAGATACTCTGTGGGCGTGAGTTTATGAACTCGCTAGACGACTCATCACTCGAAGAGATTAAACAGGCAATACGCTCAGTTCCTGTTCTTGAGGATTATTACGAAATAGGCGAGAAATATGTAAGGTCTAAGGATGGGTTTATTTCATTCACATTCGTAGGACTAAGACGCTCTCTGGACGCTATTAAGTCAAAGGCCCACATTCTGTTAGCTTGGGTGGATGAGGCTGAGGCTGTGTCTGATATGGCTTGGCAGAAACTAATACCGACTGTGCGAGAGCAAGACTCAGAGATCTGGGTAACTTGGAATCCAGAGGGTAAGCACTCAGCGACACATAAGCGCTTTAGAATGAAAAAGCCAAAGAATGCTAAGACAGTAGAAATTAATTACAGCGATAATCCTTGGTTCCCTGATGTCTTAGAACAAGAGAGGCTAGAAGATAAAGAGAAACGTCCTGATATGTATGAGCATATTTGGGAGGGTGGTTTCTTGATATTTAGCGAGGGTGCCTACTATTCAACAGAGATGCGTAGTGCCAGGGAAGATGGCAGAATAAGTGATGTGGGTTACAACCCTGCACATCCTGTCGTAACTGCCTGGGATTTAGGTGTGGGAGATTCAACGGCCATTTGGTTCGCGCAGTTCGTCAACACAGAGGTTCACCTTATTGACTATTACGAGTCATCAGGGGTAGGGCTAAATCACTACGCTAAAGTCTTGCAGGACAAAGGTTATATTTACGACCAGCACATCTTGCCGCACGATGTTAGGGTGAGAGAACTCGGAACAGGTAAATCAAGGCTTGAGGTGTTAGATAACTTAGGCATTAGGAATGTAGAAATAGCCCCTCAGTTAGGGGTGGATGATGGCATTCAACAGGTAAGGTTATTCCTCGTAAGTTGTTGGTTTGACAGTAAAAACTGTGAAAAAGGTATCGATTCTTTGGTACAATACTCACGAGATTGGGATGAAAACGGTAAAACCTGGCGCTCAAGACCTCGACATGATTGGGCATCACATGGAAGTGATGCTTTTAGGTATCTAGCTATTGGCTATAGACCCCTTAGTAATTCGTGGGGAAAACCAATAAAAAGAAAGATCAAGGGGGTCGTTTAGATGGGTTTGATGGAATCGTTATTAGGTCAAGAAGGTGTTAATTTAACAGGTGGCGGTGTAGTTTATGATCCCACTAAAGATAATTGGGAGACACGCTTCGACTCAGAAGGCAACCCATATCAAGCACGAGTAGGTACACCCTTACATCCAGGACACACATCAGAGGACTCAGGTCCAATGTTCAATCAACCAAGCGTTGATGTTCCTACACCACAATCAAATCTAAATTACGGTAATGATTATTACTCTGGACAACAAACATCCCCGACTATCCCTGACACTAGCCAAGGATTGCTAAAACCCTCATACGAACAGCAGTTACAAGACGAATATTGGAATATGTATCCTCCACTAGAGAATACTAAGTCAGGAACATTCACACCACAGACACCAACACAAGATTTAACAGGCGCTCGCAACTTAATGCAAGACTGGAAGACTGAGCAAGGTGCAAGGAAACAAATTAGTGAAGAGCAGTTCAACAATGCTATGAATAAGATTGGCATGGGTGACTTCATGAACCAGTACCGTTCATCTATGAACAATGTGGGTGAGTCTTTAGATAGGTTATCTAACGATAATACTGATGACTTTGGTAATCCTATATCACGCAATGTATCTGGTGAAACAACATACGATAATAACGCTAGAAACCAACAGGTGCTAGATGACCTAATGATGCAAGACAGAGATGTAGCCAAAGTAGCCAGACCTCAGTCAAATGCTACGGATTATTGGAATAAGAACGCAGACATCACTAGAAAGTCACAAGACTTTGTTAGAAACCTAGGCGGTAATATTGCAGATGGCGCAACAGATTTATACGAAGGCGCTAAAGATTTATACAACGATTTTAATAAAGACGAACCTGTAGATAATAGAACATGGGCAGAGAAGCGAGCAGACGATACTAAATACTACAAAGACCTAGCAACTGACACAGGTAGTACAATAGTAGATACAGCAACAGATGCTTGGGAAGGCATTTCTGATGCTTATAAAAAGTATGGTGTTCCTGCTGATAAGTGGGTTACAGGCAAGATGATTGATGCTTATGACAAAGGGCTGCCTGATACCGTAACAGATACATACAACACATTGAGCAAGGGAACAGAGGATATTGTTAGAGCAGTTCCAGGTGCTTATTCTCGTGGTGTTGGAAATATGGTTAAGCTTGGTAAGACGTTAGGTAATGTTGCACTAGGTGAAGAGCGTTTTGATGAGACTGATGGTGGAATTATTACACCTAGAAAGCCAGACTATAACTATCCTATGCTTGGTGAAGGTGCTGAGGTTATGGGTTCATACGTTGGTGGCATGGGGGCAGGTATTAAACTTGCAAGTAAAGCACCGAATCTAGTCAAGTATTTTAGTGCTATTGGTGGTGGTACAACTACTACAGACCCAACAGAGGGCAACCTATCTACTTGGATTCAAGATACAGATTATCGTAATGCTGTAACTGAGTTTCTAAATTCAGAAACCTCAGAAGAGGCAAACTCTTTAGAGAAGTTAAAGGCTTATGGTAAAAACTTTTTAGAAGAAGGATTGCTTGGTGGACCAGTAGACGCTACGGTTGTTGCATGGCAATCAATCAAGAACAACCCTGAATTAAAACAGAAGATACTAGAGGAAATAGGCAACTTAGCGCAAGATTTTGAAACGCAAGCGGGTAAGATACCTGGTGTTGAAACAGAACAAACTCTTAGAAAAGAGATAGTTGCTTTCCATGGCTCCCCACATAAATTTGATAAGTTTGATCATTCTAAGATGGGAAGTGGTGAAGGCGCACAATCTTATGGGTGGGGTACTTATTTAGCAGAGCATCCTGAAACAGCAAAGACTTACACGCCTAGAGATTTTGACATGGAAGATGAGTTAATGAAGC